TTTGTGTTTGTGAAAATATATTTGGATCAGCAACTGGAATAATATCTACTCTATCATCAAAGTCAGCTTGTTTAATTTGTCTTTGTCCACCTACTACATTGTAAGGATATTCTGGAGGTAAATATAAAGCAAAAACTTTTGCTAATAATTTAAATTCTTGTTTCATCGATGCATAAATTCTTTTATGAATCGCTGACATAGTTCTACTTCCTCTTTCCAACAAGGCTACGGTCGTACCCACTGCTGCTTGTTGATTCCCATCCCCTACTTGAAGATCAGCTATCGAAGCGAAACGCTGACCAGCTTGAACTACGACCCCCATAAGAGTAAGTAATGTTTGTGAAGGTTCTTTATAAGGCAACGTCATAAATGAATCTCTTAAATTACCACTTGGAGCATCAACATCTCTCCATTCTCCTGGTTGAATAGATTGAGCATCATCTCTAATTCTAATCCCTCTTTGTTTAAATCCTGCAGGTAAATTAGACAGGGTTCCTGCGTCTAATAATTGTCTTAAAGCTGATGTCGCAGTTCTTGATAATCCACCAATCATTTGAATTAAACCAAAACCATAAAATCCAAATCCTGGTAAAAATTTAAAATGAACAAAATATTGTTTCTTTTCTTTTTTAACATCTTGTGCATCCCAGTTTCTTCTAATAGATAAAACTTCTCTTGATCCTTCCTCTAAAGTTACAATGTATGGAAGTTTAATTCCTGTGGGCTCACCAGTCTGTGGATTTATATCTTCAAATCCTTCCAGATCTAAATTAATATGACACTCTAATAAATTATAGACATCTTCTTGAAAGTCACTTTTTGAAACACCTTCAAGTTGTCTTTCTTTATCTTTAACATCATTTGTATCTGTTGATTCATCAGATGGCATCAATTCTATATCTCTATAAAATCCTGCTACTTGTTGTTTTCTTAAATCATTTCCTGAAATTTTAATTACATGAATAATAGCTTCAGTATCTTCTAATGATGTTGCTGAATAAGGAACTACTAAATCTTCTGCAGCCACAAATTTAGATACTGCTCTTCCAATAGTTTCATCATAATAAACTTTTTTAAATGTAGATCCTGATAATGGTAAATAAAATAACATTTGATCAAACTCTGGTTCATATTCTTTCATGACATCCATAATTTGATAATTCATAAATTCTTTAACTCTTTCAGCTTGTTGTTCTGTGTCTGGAGTAGATGCTCCAATCACTTGAGTTCTAACTGGTCCTTCGCCTGGAAGTAATTCTTTATATGCTAATGCTTGAAACTGAGTTACAGCTTCTGCTAATACTGGATGAGTTGCACCTGATGCACCTTGGAATGGTTCTGTTCTTTGCTCGTACTTAAATCCTAATAAATCTAAGCCTTGTGTGTAGGCTTGTTCCCAGTCTCTTCTTGAATTTTTATAGTCTTCGTAATTTTGATATAGTTCAGAGCCAAGTAAATTTAAATCATTCTCATCAATAAATTCTGCAAGGTTAGAATCATGAACTAAAGATGCTTCATTCATCTTTGCTTTAGGATCAAAATTTATATCAACACTTCCATCCTCATTTTCAGTAACTTCAGTCGGACTAGATGAAACTGTTTCTGTTTCAGATACGACTTGTTCTATCTCCTGTTCAGGAGTTAAAGAACTACCTATGTTTGGGATTAGACCCTTGTCTATTTCTGCCATTAATTTTCTCCGATTTTATTGTTGTAACAGTATTATAGTTAATATTCAAGCCTTGTGGGCATGGCCCTGACTTAGGTGGTACTGTTAATGTTAGTCTTTTTGGTTTAATCATTATTAATACGGATCATATTCTGGTGGATCTGGAGATCTATTCATTGCATCTTCAAATGGATTATCTTCTACATATTTTCTATCTTTTGTTCTTTGTTCAACTTTTTTTGGAGATATTCTTTTATTAGTTGCAATTTTTTCAATTCTTTCTAAATCACTAATTGCACTATCTATAGAAAACTCACTCATTTCTAATTCCATGTTAGTATCAAAAGGATATGAAGGTCTAAATTCTGGTCTATCTTCATAAACTATAAATTCACCTTCTTTTTTTATTTTCTTTTGTCCTGTTACTATATATTCACCTTGAGAATTTCTTGTGTATATAGGTTCTGAAATTTCTTTTGGCGCTGAATAATATAACTCAAAAGGAGAATCAAATGCTCCACCATATGTATCTGCTTCAATAAGAACGTCTCCATTTTTATACTCTGTCATAACAAGTATGTCGGGTTTTTCTTTACCAGCTACTGGTAATTCTAATTTTCTAGACTGAACAACTTGATATCCTTCAGCGTTAGAAACGGGGTTTTGTTTGAATGCTAATTTTTGTTTTTCTAAAGCTTGTGGAGTTAAGTCTAAACCATCTTTTTCCATTCTTGATACAAGTGGAGAAAACCATTCTGGCATTCCTTTAACTTTTGGTAAAACTCTAGTTGCAACTTTTGCACCTTTAGCAAGTTCATCAAACATTCCTAATTTTTTAGCTGTTGGATAAAGTAAGGCTCCTCCTCCCATTACAGCTCCTGTTTTTAAAATATCTCTTTTTGTTGGATCTATTGTTTCATCTACTGGAGGTTTAGATGGTTTCTTTTTTGCACCTTTAAGAGCTGCTTTACCAACTCCATAAGCTAAAAATGGATCTGCAACTGATCCTGCAATTTCAAAAACATCTCCTGCAATCATTGTTCCAGTTGTTGGATCTTTAGGTTTTGCTTCTTCTATAAATTTGTTTAATCCTAATTTTTCTCCAGCCACAGGTTCGTAAAGTTCAAAGTTTTTTCCTTCTTGACTAAACAAAGTTTGTAAAGGCTGTCCAACTAAAAATTCAGTTCCTTCTATTGCTCCTTTTGCAAGTTTACCAAGAGTATATTTAGGATTTGTTAAAAGTTGTTTTCCTGTTTCTGCGAAATAAGCTGCCTCTGATGGAAAATCTTCTTTATATTTTATACCTTTTTCTTTTTGAGCTTTTTTATATTCTTCTCTTTCAATTTGTTTTTCTTCTCTTTCCTTTTTAAGTTGTTTTACTTGTTCTTCTAAAATTAAAATTTTAATTGGATCTTTTTCATTTACTAATTGTTGTTCTAAAATTCCAAGTGGATCTGTTTCATCAAGTGAAGGTATTTCTTGATAATAATCTTCTGATTGAATTGTTCCACCTTCTGCTTTTTTATTTCTAGTATCTTCTATGTAATCATACACTGTTTGTTTTTGATTATAACTAAGATTATCTAGTTTGTCTTGAAACAATCTAAAAGCAACACTTTCAATATCCATTGGTATGGCTTTTGATTTTCTTTCTTCAACTTTTCCACCATCTTTTAATCTAGTTCTAATCCACATTCTTATATATTCATTATCTAAAGGAATGGTTGGTTGGCCAATAGATTTTCTATAATTATTAAAAGCTTTATGATCGTCTTTAATATTTTGTTCTAAAGTTTTATCTGTTCCTGTTAATTTACTTCCTTCACTATAATTAACTCTTTCTACATTATTTAATTGATTAATATTTTGTATTTGTTCTTGAGCAAAAGGTTCTGTATCTAAAGTTCGTTTTGTATCTAAATAAAAACTTCTTGTTAAATTTTTATTTTGACGCATACGGTATCTTTCTGCTTCTTTATAAGAGCTAATACCCATTTAAAATCCCATTAAGTAATCTATGCCAACAGAACCACCTTTTTTAAATTCATCTTTTGGTTCAGTTTCTAAAAGTTTTTCTAATTCTTCTTTGGTGTAAGATTCTTTTGGTCTATTTACATCAGGTTCAAATTTAAATTTAGATCTTGCCAATTTTTCTGCATCTACTTCTGTAGTTAATTTTCTAAGATCAGGAACTAAACTATCTAATTGTTCTAATGCATCTTCACCATAAAGTTGTCTAAAAGGATCTAATGGTTCTTTGATAGCAAGTGCTTCTTCAGCAGTTATATTTTTAATTTTTCCAGCTTTAATATCATTAATTAAAATTTGTCTTGCAGTTGCTCTAACTAAACCTTCATCTTGTAGTTTCGTCATTCCAATTTGACCTGTTGCAAAATCTTTTAAAACATCATCCATTGTCATTCCTTCTTTAGATAAAGATTTTAATCTATTAACTCTAGATTCAAGATCTCCCATTAATGTTCCAGGACGATTTGTTTGACCTGCCTCTTTAATTAAAGAAGTTAATCCTTCTCCTTTAATAGGTTCTTTACTTTCCATTCCAATAACTTCTGCCATTGGTTTTTCTGGTTGAACTTTATTTTTTAATCTTCTTAAGTTTCCTTCAAATATTAATCTCTCTGCATCATTCATTTTTGTAATTTCTGGAATAAGTTCTTTCATCTCATTAAATGCATTTTGTGCAGCTTCATCAGATGCTGCTTCAATATTTAAATCTTTAGAAAGATACTTTTGAAGTTTACCACTTGGAATACGAACTACATTTGTTCTTGTTCCAATTGTACTAGCAATTGCTTTTGATCCATAAAGTGATTTGATTAAATCTAATAAACTTTTCATATTAATAATAATTCCTTTTACGTTTGTCCAAGGCTTCATCTTTGTAATCTTCAGGATGCTCTACAAAACCACCTTGTCTAAATCTCATTACAGCTTGAGTCATAGAGTCTACTAAATCGTCATAGTCTCCATAAGGAAAAGCCGCACATTCCTCAATAACCTCTTGGGCAAAATCTTTATGAGTTGGCGCCCATATTTGTCCAGACTCAAAT